TAATGCTCCAGCAACTCTTGGTGGGCCAAACATAGACAACATATCATTAACCATGACTTATAATAATGTTGTTTTACAAGTAGAGACTAAACAAGCATTACAAGAATTTGAAGAACAAGTTTTATTTCAAGAAGAAGAACAATTTTTTACTGAAGAATTTGTAGAAATATTTACTGAAAAAATAGAAACGATTGCAGCTTCTCCATTACAACCAGAAGAAAAAGCGGTGGAGATAACAGCTGCTGTATTAGAGTTTGAAGAAAAAACAGAAACTAAAGTAACTAAAGCAGAGATACAAACAGCTTCTTTTTTACCTCCACCAACTATGATGATGGAAGAAAAGGAAGAAGAAAAACCAGCTGAAATAGCAATGGCTATTATAGAAGAAACTAAAAAGGAGACTACAAATGTACGGGAAGAAGAAACCAACGAAAGTCAAGCCGAAGAAACCAAAACAGAAACCGAAGAAAAGGTAACTGCTAAAGCAGAAACTAAAACTAATAAAACTAATACTAAAATAAATAAATTAGAAGCGTCTATGGATAAGGTAGATGCAGTAGTTAAAGATGCTGCTAAAAATTTAGAAGTTAAAAGTATTATAAAGCTAGATGCTATGCAAAGTGATAGCTCTATTAACCTGGCTATCTATAACAACCAGGCGTTTTATAAGAGTAAAGATATATATCTTAATCAAGTTGTAATGTTTGATAACAGAGACATCTATAACAATGTAACTTTGGTTAATTACATAAGTAATGATCCAATAAACATTAAAGAAAATATCTTGCACAACATCAATAAAAGAAAAGAAAAACTATTAATGGAAATAGAGGTACTTAAAAATGGATAGTATTAAAAAGAACTTAACTAACATAGTTGTCATCATTGGTTTAATTGGTTCCATTGGAGCTGGTTTTACAAAGTATGGAGAACTGACTACTAGATTATCTGAAATAGAAGGTAGATCTTCTACTGACTATTCTGCTCAAATTGCAGTATTAGAAGAAAAAGTTGCAAAATTATCAGATGAAGTAGATGGATCAACTAATCATGGCCATACTAAAATATTAATAAACGAGAAACAAATTGAATTACTAAAAGTTAAAATAGACGAGATTAAAGCATCTGCTTCTAACCCGCTTGGCGGATAATCTGGTCTGGGTGGCTGGATTTGAACCAGCGATCCCTAGCTCCCAAAGCTAGTGCGTTACCAGGCTACGCTACACCCAGACTTCTATTTTTTCGAGACTTGTATCAGAGAGTTATCGGGGAGTAAATGATGTATCAACGTGATAACAGCTAGGAAAAACAACCCTTATTTATTAGCCTTTTTGGTAAATAAAATTTGTCTAATCGTGGTTGTAAGTGTTATATAACAACGATAATTTACAAAATGATTGGTAGGTTCAAATATTACCAATACTTATTGGCACACAACAATTCTAAACCATCAGAGAGTAAACGAGAGAGTAAACCAAAGAAGTTTGCTATTTTTTTTATATTTTTTGAGGGGAAAAAGTAACGAGGGAGTTGCTAGCTCCCTCAATTATTTACGCAATTTTATTTATTGGAGCATTAATAGGCAGCTCCTTATCTTGAAATGTATTCTCGCCAGCTAGCTCTCGATTTAATTTAGGCATTAATGGAGCATAGATACGTTGTAGCTTGCGTTCTTCCACAATGTTAGCTTCTATCTCACGAAACTTTTTAGCCACCATATCTTGCTTAAATAGAGGGATCTGCATTAATACTTCTTCTGGATTTCCATTGTATAATAAGTTAATATCCCAGCCTTGTTCTTTGGCTAAAACAAATAGCTTATCAGCTCCAATTCCATTTTGTGCTTTTTCATATTTTTGGATTTGTTGAAACGAAACTCCAAGTGCTTTCGTTAGTCTTGTTTGCGTTCTTTTAGATAATGTTCTTAATACAAACATCATCTTTGCTATTCTCTCTTTTTCTAATAAAGCATCCATGCCTTATCCTTTCGTTATTAGATTGATAGCAGTTTTTCTTTGTTTCTCATTCAAATTCAAATCTCTTAAATAATTAGATTGTCTAATATCTTTAGAATTACCAAATCTATTATCTATTTGTTTTTCAGTAAAAACTTTTTTGCCATTTTGATCTACTGCATCAGTAGCCATTGTAATACTCCACTTTCTAAAAGGAGACATTCCATTTGGCCAATGGATCCCTAATCTTTTAGCGGATACTTTAATTCTTTTTCTGGCTCCGTGAATTGGGATATTAAACACTCTTTTAAATGTTCTTTTTTCCATTTTATTTGTATCTGGATTTAAAAAAGTTACGTTTCTATGAGTAATTGGAAACATTTGAGCCTTCATCCAAATATTAAATAACTCCAAACATTCATCCGATAATTCAACAAATCGTCTCTGGGTTTTTACCTGGTATGGTCTAAAATTATTTTCCTCATTAATAGAATGATCTATGTAAATACCATCAGTTTCTATATTTTCATAACAAACTCCAAGCAATTCATTTAATCTTCCGCCACTTTCAGCAGCAAATTTATATAATGTTCTTAATTGTATATCTGGTTCTTTATTAACAACAGCTAACAACTCTGGAGTAGTAGGCATCCATTTAACCATTGGTTGATACTTATCAAAATATTTTGGTGCAAATTTAAAATTAGAAATTGTGAAATCTATTTTCCATTTTCTACTTGCACAAAAGTTTACAAATTTTTTAAATTCTAATACCGCAGCTCTAATAGTTACTTTACCAATCTTTTCTTCTTTTTTCTTATAATAACCGAACCCATCTTTTTTAACCCATTGTAGAGCTTTGCTTTTTTTAATACCAAGTAAAGTTTTTTCTTCAAAATCTGCTAATAAATAATCTGCAAGATATGTTTTGTAAATGTAGGGTCTAACATGATTGTTAATATATGCAATTTGCATATCTTTATATTTAGATGTCGTATCTGGATCATTGTTTATTTTTTTGAAATATTCTTCAAAAGCAAAATTAAAATCTATTTTCTGGTCGATAACATCTATTTTGTCTGAATTTTCTAGTTTAGATCTTAATTTTTCAGCTTTCCTTTTTTCATTCAAACCAAAAGTTTCTTTGTTTTGTTTTTTAGTTTTGCCGTTTACCTGGTAAACAACTTGAACACATAGTTTTTTACCGCCAGCTCTATCAACAGTAACAACTTGAACTTTCATATTATTTAACCTCCTAAATTATTTTTGATTAAACATTGGCCATAGTTATTATTTGTTATGGCATTTAATTTTTGATTAATTTCTTTTTGTTTTTTATCGTGAGCTTCTCTCTCATCTTTGCTCCAACCAGTAGAATTAACAAACTCAATATTACCTTCTAATAATTTGTTAGTGGCATTAACAGCTTTACACTCGCAGATCTTTTTCTGCTGCTCTTTTGATAATTTTGATTTATCAATTTGATGCTCGAACTTTGCAACATCAACAGCATTACTCCAACCAACCATAATACCAACTGAACCAACAAAAGTTTTATTATCTTTAACTTCAGTAGTCATAACTTTAACAGCTTTGTAAGTTGATTTTTTTGGTTTACACCATTGGTCGTTTTTAGGATTTAAAGTAGCATAACAAAATCTATCTCCATGCTTTGTAGTCTCGATCCAATAACGTCTTTTAGTTTTTAATCTAAATCCCCATGGATAATTATCCACTTCAAATCCAGTATCAAAACATTTTGCGTCATAAACATAATCCATTAAGCAGCCTCCTTTAATTGACCCAAATATTCTGGAGCAGCAACTAAAAATGGTTCAACATATTTAGTTTTAACGCAGCCTTGATCTTGTAAATATTTAAGTGCTTTTGGTTTTTCTTTAACATCATCTAAATAAATTTTGATAATGTTTGGATGTGGTTTTGTAATTATCACGCAGCCTCCTGGGTTGGTTGATAAACTAATTGAGAATTAAAAACTTCTCCCTCAAAATGATGCTGTTTTAATTTCTTTAAATTTTTAAAGAAACTAACTAAAACACCTTTGTTATTAACAATGTTAAAGTGAGTAGTTTTTAATTTGATATAATTTTTTGCTGATTTGAAATGATAATTATTATTTCCAGCAACAAAAAATTTATTAACAAAAGCATTTAACCATTTACCTTTATCAGTTTTGTTAGAGATTTTTGGAACTTTGTATTTATAAGTTAATTTTTTATTCCAATATGTAGAATAAATGTTTTTACCTTTTTCGTACCAATAAACTATCAAGCAGCCTCCTTTTTTTTTGTTTTATCCCACACAAGCAAAGTCTTACCGATAACTTTGGATGACTTGTTTTTTTGTGGAAGGATTATTTTGATGAAGTATTTTTGCAAGTTGGAATAACTCGCAAACTTTATAGTTTTTAAGTTTTTTACCATATATTAAATATATAATGGTTGATTGCTGTTTTGTCAACATACAATCTCTATTAATAATATTAATTGACAAATTGGCTAATCTTTATTTAGGCGTAGGAAGGGTATTACTAAAGTTAATTAGTTAGGAATAGTTCTAAAGTAAAATATTTATGCTTCTATTTTACTTTGTTGGTCTTGCAGTTGGATCACGTCAATTAATTTGGCGTGAGCTGTCTTTGACAACTCTGCAATTCCTGGAGGATATTTTCCCCCATTTTTAGTTTTAAGTCTCATTATCTTTGCGTTCAGAGACTTTCTCTCTTTTTCCTTTATCTGAATTTGTTGATCCAGATGAGAGTAATGGGTTATCGCCATTATTTACCTCTTTTATTCTAGCAAATTCAAAGCTGACAGTTTTACCATCAACTTCATAAACAGCAGCATTGCTAGGTATAGTTTGTTTATAAGCTGCCGAAACAGAAGGGAAGGTTTCTTTAACAGTAAAGTTAGCACTTCCATTCCAGAATTTTTCAATTTTTTTAACCATTGGGATAGTCTCGTTCTAAAATTATTTTTAAGTAGTGGATTGCCTTTTTGATGTCGTCTGCTTTATTTTTATTTTGATGTCGGCACACATATTTTACAACATTTCCTTCAGCAAACAAGAGCTTATTCTCACTTATAAAATAAGCTGGTTCCACTTTCATTTTTTTATAATGATCTCCCTGGATCTGCTCGTTCAAACATTCATAATTAAATTCTTTAAAAATATCTGGATGCGTCATTGCTTTATTATCTGAATGCTTCTTGCTTTTCCTGGTAATTT